GTACCGAAGCGAATAGCCAGGCCGTGCAGGACGCCCTGGACTATTTCAGTTTCAAGGTTGGCCTCGGAACACACCACTATCAATTCAATGCCGGAAATATCGCCACTGCAACACAGTACACCGGAGACCGGCAGGACATGGTACAGCATGCCAACCGCCATCAAATCAAGATTGAAGCGGCGTTGCTGCAAATCCTGCACTCTATCCTGTGGGTGGGCAAAAACCTTGTTGGCGCCGATATCGACCCTGATACGGCTATCACCATCAATTTTGACGACAGCTATATCTCCGATGCGGAGACGCGGCGTCAACGCGATAAGGATGATGCCATGGACGGTTTTATCCCTAAATACCGATACAACATGGAGTGGCGCGGGATGAGTGAGGACGACGCCAAACGGGCCGTGCAGGAGGCGGCCTCCGAAACGGCAGATTATGAACCGATGGGGTTTGGCGGTGATGCCTGATGCTGGCCCCGGATTATCTGGATACCTTGCCGGATGCTTTGGTCGAGTTATTCCAGCAAGTCGAAGATGATATCCTCCGTGATATTGCCCGCCGTATCAACAAAATGGGTGGGTTAACTTCAACGGCTGCCTGGCAGGCATGGCGTCTGGAACAGGCACGGGCTGTACATTCCGACGTAGTCAGGACGCTGGCGAAGTACAGCGGAAAAGCGGATGCGGAAATCAGACGCATTTTACAGGATGCCGGAGCCACGGCCCTGGCCGCTGATGACACAATATACCGCGTTATGGGCTTCGCCCCTTCTGATATCAGCACCAACCCGGCCCTGTTGAATCTGCTCAATGCAGGGTATCGCCAAACTCTTGGCTCTTGGAAAAATCTCACCCGAACTACCGCCAACACGGTCACCCGTCAATTTGAAGACGCGCTGGACCGGGCGTGGCTGCAAGTATCCAGCGGAGCCTTCGATTACAAAACCGCAGTCAAGCGTGCCGTGGATGATTTGGCGAGCAAGGGTATTAAAGCGATTCGGTATCCCTCCGGTCACACGGATACCCTTGAAGTCGCCGCACGGCGGGCGGTCCTTACCGGGGTAAACCAAACCGCCGCAAAGCTGCAAATCGCCCGTGCGGATGAAATGGGCTGCGACCTTGTAGAGACGACCGCCCATCCCGGCGCGCGGCCTTCGCATGCCGAGTGGCAGGGACAGGTGTTCAGCCGGAGCGGCCACAGCCGGAAATATCCGCCCTTTGAGCGCACGGGGTACGGCACCGGCGCAGGATTGTGTGGCTGGAATTGCCGTCACAGCTTTTACCCTTTCTTCGAAGGGTTGAGTGACAGAGCATACAGCCGCAGCTATCTGGATGACATCAATGCCCGTGACATTGACTATCGCGGCAAAAAATACAGCCGCTATGAAATCAACCAGCAGCAGCGCGCGCTTGAGCGCCGCGTGCGCGCCGCAAAGCGTAAATATCTGGCTGAGGACGCGGCCGGGCTGGATACTTCTGCGGCCGCGGCAGAGCTGAACCACGCCCGCCAGAAGCTGAAAGCCTTTGTGCAGGCCACAGGCGGCCGTGCAGACAGCGCGCGGGAAAGCGTGAGCGGGTTTGGACGGAGCCAGGCGAGCAACGCTTCATGGGCGGCCAGAAAACTGGGAATGGGTGCATCCGCCCTGCAGGCAAAAGATGCGATGCGAACGCAGCTTCCCGCTCTTACCGAGGCGGAGCGGGCGCAGCTTACGCAGTACACGGGGTTTGACGCAACGGCAATTAACAGCGCGATCCGCCACGGGCGAATCAACGCCGCAACACAGAAAAAAATCTCCATTCTGGACAGTGCTCTGGCTAAAGGTACTATTCCGAACAGCATCACGCTGTACCGCGAGACTTCTCTGAGCTTCTTGGAATTGGAGGGCGGGATATATCCGACGAAGGACGATATATCAGACTGTGTTGGACAGGTGATACACAATCGCATATTCACCTCAACCAGTTTCCGACCGCTCGGACTGCCGGGACGCGATACGGTGATGGAGCTGAAGGTGCCCGCGGGGTACCAGGGCGCTTTGTACATACGGGATCTGGCACACCCTCAATTTAAGAATCAGGATGAGGTGCTATTCGCCCGAGGCTTGAAATACAGGATTCTTTCCGTTGACACGTCTGGTGATAAGGTATATATTAAGGCTGAGGTGATCGAGCCATGAAATTGGAAGATGGACGGGAGATTAGCGCATCTTTGGCTTGTACAGTTGAATGCTGTGAAATAGTTTCTACACCGATGTGCAACGGTTGCAAGTTATGGCACCGGGGCAAGCATTCCTGCAAAAAATACCCCAAAAAAATCCCGGAAAGTATCCGATTTGAGGAATATCACGAATGTCCGGATTTTGAGCTGATCGCGCCCGGCGAAATTAACTACAAATCCGTGAAAGCCAACATTGAGCGCCTGAAAAAATAACCGCTTTTGAATTATAAGACTAAGCCACCACCTCACGGGCGGTGGTTTTTTCATGCCCAAATTCAATAGCACAAGGTCCACCCTCCGGGGCGGGCCTTTTGTTATGCCCTGACCGGCTGCACGAGGCCGGGGAGGGCTCCATACTACCCCTTGCGCTGGGGATACAATACGCGCCCCGCACATACCGGGACTGGCCGGATAAAAAAGGATGGCGGGTTGAAAGGAGTTTTTATGCTGGAGTGGTTGAAAACCATCCTCGGCGACCACTACACCGAGGACATCGACAAGCAGATCAGCGCCGAGATCGGCAAGGGGTTTGTGGCCCGTGCTGATTTCAACAGCAAAAACGATGAGCTGAAGACCGCGAATGACACGATCAAGGGGTTGCAGGAGGCCGCAAAGAAATTTGACGGCCAGGATGTAGAGGGCCTTAAAACTCAGCTGAGCACGCTACAGACCAAATACGACACCGATATCGCGGCCGTGCGCAAGGCCAGCGCCATCGACATCGCGCTCGCCAACAGCAAGGCGAAAAACGGCAAAGCCGCACGCGCTTTGCTTGATCTGGACGCTGTAAAGCTGGACGGCAACAAGCTGCTGGGATTTGACGACCAGCTGGAAGCTCTGAAAAAATCCGACCCGTGGCTTTTCGAAGCCGACACCACAAAACAGGATGACGGCACCGGCGTACACGTCGATACCGGCGCGGAACACGGACAAGGCGGCAGTGCCGAACCGTCTGACGGCGTAACTGCGGCCTTCGCCGCTCTCAATCCTGACCTCAAACTGTAAAAGGAGATTTGAACAATGGCACACGAACTTCAGGACCGTTATTCTAAACTGGTGGACGCGAAACTGCGCGCGACGCTGGTGAAAAAGGACGGTGTAATTTTCAATAACCGTTACGAAGGCAATCCCAAGGCTGGCAAGGTAAAGGTCCCTGTTCGGGACACCGAAGTAGCCGTGGCGGATTACAGCAAAACCGACGGCGCCGGCGCTACCCATGGCGATACCTCGTACATTGATGTCACCGTTGACAAGGACAAGGCCGTGAATGAGATCATTGACGGTTTTGACGCTGCAGCCGTCCCCGATAACCTGGTTGCTGACCGGCTCGATTCTGCGGCATACAGCATGGCGCTGCAAATCGAAAAGGATGCCACGACCGTGCTGGAGGCTCAGGCAACCACATTCGGTGACACCTCTGCCCTTTCCCCCGAAACCATCTATGGCACAATCGTGGATGTGCGCACTGCCATGAGCAAGGCACATATTCCCAATGACAACCGCCGCTGGCTGCTTGTGTCTCCCGAGACCTATGCGTTGATTCTGAAAAGTCCCGAGTTTGTCAGGGCTACTCAGCTGGGCGACGCGGTAGTCCAGACGGGTGCGCAGGGGCGCATTGCAGGCTTCAATGTCTTCGAGGACACCACCCTTTCTGAAACCACGGATTTCATTGCCGGGCATCCTGATTGGTGTACCCGCGTAAACGAGTGGGGCGTCAACGTTCACCTGCAGGATCTGTCCGGCTCCGGCAAGTATATCGGGGCATCTGCCGTACAGGGCCGCAAAATCTACGCCCACGCCGTCACCAAAAAGAAAGTCCTTCAGATCAAGAAACACGCGTAAGGAGACGTCTATGCTGTACTGTGATTATGACACTTACTCGGCCATGGGTGGTACTATGAGCGCAGAGCAGTATGGCTTGTGGGGGCCGCGTGCATCCCGAAAAATCGACGGGCTGACCCTCGGCCGTGCCGAGGGCCACGCCGCCGATCTTGAAACGGAGCTGGCCGACGCCTGCGCCCAGATGGCTGATGTGATGCAGCGTTTGGCCGCTGCAAAGATAGCCGCCCCCGGGCTTTCCAGTGTGAATGTGGACGGCTATATCGAAAGCTATATGAATCCCACCGAGCTGGCACGTACTGCCGGGCACACGCTGTACAGCATACTTTCTGACGCGCTGGGCCCCGACCGCTACGGTCTTTTGTATAGGGGGATGTGCTGAATGGTCCGCAATGCAGATATCACGCTGTATCACAAAGAATATGACCCCACCAAGCGCATTGATGTCTGGACGCATGCTCAGTACGAGGGGGTAAGCTGGCACGGCCGCCAGGCGGCCACGGTTGGCGACAACGGCCTCAATACTGCGGACGCTTATACCGTTCGTATCTTCACGAGGGCGGCTGCAGCTGTTGCCAGCGGCGATATTATCATCCGCGGGCTGGTTGACTTCGACGACCCGCAAAAGGCGCGCAGGGCTGCTGCAGCGTCCTTTCTCGTAACGTCTGTGGCGGACAACCGGCGCGGGCCGAACCACATGCAGCACTGGCGGATAGAGGGCAAGTAAATGGCAAGCCCCAAACTCAAAATTGATACTCCCCGGGGAAGCCTCTACACCCAAGCCTCAAAAAGCGGAAAAGTAACGGCTATTCTGGAGTGGAATAAAGGCTTTGGCACGGAGTTTACGGAGAAGTTTTCCAGTGCGCAGAAGTTTGTTGACAGCGAGGTTCTGCGCCTGGATGCTCCGTACATGCCCATTGATACCGGTATGCTTATCCGTTCCGGCGAACTCGGCACCGTAGTCGGTTCGGGCGAAGTGAACTATATTGCGCCTTACGCCGGAGCCCAAGATGCAACCGCTCCGTCACGTATTTACGACCCTCGACGCGGCGGAAAGTGGTTCGAGCGTATGAAAGCCGACCACAAAACCGCAATTCTTCGCGGCGCCGCAAAAATAGCAGGAGGCAAAAAGTGATCGAAAATACCGAAGAAAAAGCTGTCATCCGGGCCTTGTGGGATTATTTTATGCAGTGCCCTGTTATGGCTGCGGGTAAAATCAATGTTGATTACTTGCCCGCGGAGTGCCGCGGCGCCGACGTGGAATATTCCATTGATACTACTCCCGCAACACGCATCGTAAAGCGGTACACGAACGGCGACAGCATCCGGCAATATTTATTTGTTGTCAGGCTGTTGACCGACTACACATCCGATGTACTCCAAAACATTGCCAACTGCGGCCTCTTTGAAGCTCTGGCCGAATGGCTGGATGAGCAGACCCGCACCGGCGCACTACCATCCCTCCCCGCCGGCATGATACCGCAAATCATCGAAGCACAAAGCACTGGTTATCTGTTCGCCGCCGGTCCGACCGAGGGGAAATACCAAATCCAGTGCAGATTACAATACTTTCAGGAGGTAAAGAATTATGGCTGAATCCAAGGGCACTGTTGTGACCCGTAACCTTGTTGCTGATTATCTGGATATCGGCAACAGCGAAACACCCGACATCCGTGTTATGAGTGTGTTTGAGACCATCGACGAGAACCCCAATGCTCAGACCACACAGAAGCATTACACTGCCGACAAATCCGCCACTACGCTGACTACCGGCTATCAGACGCAGTTTCCAATCACTGCGGACCTGTACAAGGACAACAAGGTCGTCGAGTTCATCCGTGATATTGGCGAGGAACAGAAGCTGGGTGTCGAAGCAGACTATTTCCGTGTTCGGCTGTACCAGCCCATCCCGGAAAAGCAGAATACCTACTACGCCCGCAAATTCCGCGTAGGATTTGAGATTTCCGGCATTACGGGCGCAGGCGGTGAGATCATGAGTATCGACGGCAATATGAACGCGATTGGCGACGCCGTTGTCGGCGAGTTCAACATTTCCACCAAGACATTCACACCCGCGAGCGAAATTCCCGGGGCATAAGGAAGGAGTATATCCATGAGCAAAATCACGATCCACGGCATTGAGCTTGAAATGAATATGCTCCGAGCCACGGACAATGAGCGCATCAGTAAAGCGATTGCCTCTGCAGGGCAGGCAGCAGACAAAGCTATGAGCTTCACCAACGAAGCCGCCGGCCTGCGTGAGATCTGCCGAATTGTCAGGCGGTGCTTCGACACTGCTTTCGGACCTGGTGTGGGGAAACAGGTTCTCGGTGACGATGACGTCGGCGTTGCGCTGGAGGCCTACGAATCCTTGGTGAATGAAGCTTCCCGACAGCGGGCTGAATTTGAAGCCAAGGCCGAGGTGCTCCGCGCAAAATATTCACCCGAGCGCTCTCTCCGCGAGTGAGTCTGCTCATTGACCCTGCGCCGCACAGCGTCGTGCTGAACGGTCAGGCATGGGATATCCGTACTGATTTTCGCATTGCATTACAGTTTGAATCGCTCATGCTTGACCGCAGCCTTGCGGCCCGGGAAAAAGTCATTCTGGCAATCAATCTGTTTTTCCCCAAGCTCCCTCCTTCTCCACTTGAAGCTCTCGATTCCATACGCTGGTTTTACGCTTGCGGAAAAGGCGACGAAGGCCAGTCGGGCAGCGTCACAAAGGCTGCAAAACGCATTTACGATTATGATTATGACGATGCCTATATCTTTGCGGCCTTCCTATCTGATTACGGTATCGACCTCGAAGCCGTGCCGCATTTGCATTGGTGGAAATTCAAGGCGCTTTTTGACGCTTTGAAACCTGATAACACCATCTGCAAGATCATGGAATGGCGTGGCGCTGATACAAAGAAGATGAAAGGTGAGCAAAAAATCTTTTATCAGCGCATGCAGCGTCTTTACGCGCTCCCATGCCCGCGCGAAGAACGGGAAGTTCTTGATGAAATCGCTCAGGCTCTCATTGATGGACGCAATTTGCCGGGGACACTGGAAAGCTTTTCCTAAATATGGTATCCTGTGTCTAGGAGGCGATTGTGTGAAAAAGATTCTATCAGTATTCCTCGCTTTAATGATATCCGCATTTTTGTTGGCAAGCTGTGGCGCATCTCCATCTTCTAACAGCGTATCAGGAACTCGATTTAACGGCGATTATGAAATTGCATCCCACGAGAAGTTTAATTCTCCCGCAGATCAAAACGGCCTCGGCGGCAGTAAAATTGTTGCCGCTGGGATCCTTCAAGAACTGATTCAAGTTGATACCTCTACTGTGGGGATTTTGAAGTCTGAAGATGGAGAATGGCTCATTTTTCTTTCAGATGAAATCTATGAAACTTATGCTGTCAGTCAGGTTTCTGATTGGGAGCTTGAAGGCAAAGAAGTCTCTGTATTTGGTATCTATGAAGGCTATTCCGATGCCTACCAAATGCCTGTTATAAATATCATGTGCAACCCAGATAGAGAATTTAATGGCGGCAAAATTTTAGATGAAAACAGCGGTAAAGAGTATGATTGGTCTGACATATTTTACACTCCTTTTCTGGCAGCTACAATTATAGAAGAGAATGCAAGCCATTCAAATTCTAACACCGAAACAACTGTCGAGGATTCTTCGGCCGCCAATGCCACTTTTTCTGGCATGCCTGGAATCGTAGGTTCTCAGGTCTATGACCTCATTTTAAGCCTTGAGAATGAGGGAATCCCTAAAGCGGAGACGGTCAACATCGACGGGGGCTTTCAATATACTTCTTCTACTACGCAATATGCGTATTCTATCACCGCTAACTCAGACCATGAGATTGCTTCGGCACAATTTTTTGTTTTCGAAGGTGGCGACAAGGCTTATCTTAGTTTTTGTGCGACATTACCGTATGAAGAAGCCTCTCCCGATGACGCCAGCCAATGGGTACAGGAAAACATCGGAACAGATAATTCCACAATGTTTGGTGACGCCATTTTTTCGCTATCAAGCGGAACGCAAGGACCGATACTCACAATAAAAAGCGTGCGTTTTGATGATTACATATTAAGCATGATATGAAAATTCACCAAAAGACACACCACCTTGGTGTGTCTTTCATTTTTGTCAAGACCCCGGTTCTCAGCCGGGGTCTTCTTATTGCCATTTTTAAGGAAGTGAAACAAGCATGGCACAGCCGGACGGTACTCTAAAATACGATACCCTCATTAACAGTAACGGTTTTAAATCAGGGCTTGCAAAAATTTCCAACTTAGCAAAAACAGCTTTGCAAGGTGCGGCTACCTTACTCGCAAGCGCTACGGCCGCTCTGTCCGCTGGTGCTATGGCCGGTGTAAAATACAACGCTCAGATGGAGCAGTATATCACCAGTTTTGGGACCATGCTCGGCAGCGCGGAAAAGGCGCAGAACATGATCTCTCAAATCAAAAAGTTCGCTGCTGAAACGCCTTTTGAGCTGCCTGACCTCGCAAAGGGCGCGCAAACGCTGCTTGCTTTTGGTACAGCCGAAGAAAAAGTTCTGCCAATCATGAAAATGCTTGGCGATGTCTCCCAAGGCAACAAGGAAAAATTCGATGGACTTACTTTGGCCTTTGCGCAATGCCAATCTACTGGTAAGCTCATGGGACAGGATCTCTTGCAGATGATAAATCAGGGCTTCAATCCCCTGAACGAAATCAGCAAGATGACCGGCAAAAGTGTTGCGCAACTGAAAGAAGAAATGTCTAAGGGCGCTATCAGCGCCGAAATGGTTGCAGCGGCCTTTGAGCACGCCACAAGCGAAGGCGGCCAATTCTATAATGCCATGGAGGCACAGAGCAAAACTTTCAGCGGACAGCTCTCTACATTGAAAGACAATGCTCTTTCTTTGCTGGGTGAAATTACTGAAAGCTTCACCGGCAGTCTCAAAGATACCGCTTTGCCCCTCGTCAATGGCTGGATGACCGACCTCGCCGATGCTTTTCATCAAGGTGGACACGAGGGTCTTGTTGTGGCCGCCGGCGATGTTATGAGCGATGCCCTCGTTACAGCCGCAGAGAATGCCCCTGGTACTGTCCAAGCGGCAGCAGGGCTTATTCGTTCCTTTGCTGCCGGTGTCTCTAAGAACAAAAAACGTATTTACTCTGCGGCTGTTGATATTGCCGCAACCCTCGGGAACGCTCTAGCGGACTTATTGCCTAAAAGTATCAGCATTCCCGTCAAAAAGGCCATTTCCAGCGTACAAAGATCCTTTGAATCTGGCGGTCTGAAAAAAGCGGTCACAAGCACTACTAAATTTATATCGGCTTTTGGTGACGCCGTCGGGGATGTCGCGGAAATTGCATTGCCTGTGCTCACAAAAGGAGTAGACCTACTGGCCGATAATCTGGATGTCCTTATCCCGATGTCGTTATCTGCCGCAGCCGCGGTAAAAGCAATGTCCATTGCGCAGAGTGTTTCGTCTGGCATAACCGCTTTGTCTGCGTCAATCAAAAATGCAACCGCCGCGGCAAATGCGGTGCCGAAAGCTGCCAGCGCTATGAAGGGGCTCGCCGAGGCTATGAAAGCTGCATCTTCTTCGGGGGCTGGCCTCTCGGGGGTGCTTGGCTCTATGATTGGGCCGCAGGGACTTATCATTCTCCTGAAAAAGCCTGTGGAGGATGTAAAGGATGGACTTTCGGACATGGGTGAATCCATGGCGGATTTTTACGACGATCTCAGTTCAGCCGAAAGCCATCTTTCTGACTTTGGGACGGCATTCGCTGCCCTGAACGACCAACAGCGCGAGCTTGAGAGCGCCGCTGCGGAAGTACAGGCCAGCATCACCGCCACGCTCGAAAAGGGTGTAACAGAGCGCGAGGGCCTTACTCAAACGGATCTGCAAAATCTACAAGGTTACTATGACGAGCTGAACCGCATTTATGCTGAACAGTTGGAGATCGAGCATCAAAAAACCGCTACCGTCGCCGAAATACAGTTGCAACAGGTTTCAAGCTATTCTGGCACAGCCGAACAACTCCGCACCACAGGTCTAGAAAGTCTAGCTACGCTTCGGGAACAAATCAACAATGAAATTGCGCTCATGGATGAACAGCTTACCGCAGAGACGGTGAATAGTCAAAATCGAATCGGCGTTGATGGCTGGACCCAACAGGAACACGAAAAATGGCTTGAATTACGTATTGCATCCGATCAGGCCCACAAGAGTGAGTTAGAGGCTCTGCTTGGTCAGATAGCATCTGTCTCTGCAAAAAAAAATGCGGAACAGCTCATGCAAGACGAAGCATTTAATGCTGCGGTCACCGGATACCATAGTAGTCTTGAAACTGAAATGCAGCGACACGCAGATCAACAAAAGTTTATTCGCGACACCATGTTTCTCGACACCGATCTTGCTAATTCCCAAATGATTACTGAGGAAATCATACATCAGCAAACCCTTAGTAGCATCTGGGCTACAATGACCAGTGACCTGAGCGACGAGCAGAAAGAACAAATCTCTGGTATGCTGATGTTTGCTGCCGAAACCAAACGCACCGGTGTAGTTCTCGATAAAGAAACCCAGGATGTCATTAAAATGATTCTAGATTCCTGGGAAACATTACCCCAGGAAGGGAAAGACACTGTTGCCAATCTGATAGACCCCATGCTTGAAGATATGGGTATCAAAGGCGCCCAATTGGAAGGCGCATCGGAGGAACTCGGCAACAGCATTATAGACAGACTTCGTGAAGCCTGTGGCGTACATTCCCCCTCTTGGAAAACCCGTGAAATCATGGATTACGTCATGCAAGGCGCAGAGCAAGGCCTTGATGGCCGCACACCTTCCCTACTCTCGAAAGCTGCGTCTATCGCAAATAGCATTATTAGCACTATCTCACAGGCATTCAAAGTACATTCCCCCTCCCGTGTTATGGAAGATATTTTCGGATATGTAATGGAAGGCGGTGAATTGGGCCTACTTGAAAACGCACCATCACTTTTTCGCGCAGCTGACAGCATTGCCGCCGGTGTGCTCTCTCGGTTGTCTATTGGCGACGCTGATAACTTCATCGCACACGCGCAGGGAATGGTACAACGTATGCGCTCTACCCCGGCTCTACGTATGTCTGCTTGGGGAACGCTGGCATCGCAACGCGAGACTCCTGCGTTCGCCCCAGGCGCAGGCGGCACCGTCACCAACCTTTATCAGACCATCAATACTCATGACAGCTTGTCGGAAAGCGAGCTTACGCGCGAAGCTGAAAATCTGTTGGAAAGGAGCCGGTGGAAAAACCCATGAACAGAGACACCATTTTCGTATACACTGCGGGGACCAACAGCGTTACCTTTGCCTATAAAAGTCCTCTCTGGGTCACCTCCATCACCGGCGCCTCGGGCAACGATGTCGCTGTCAGCGAATCCCAAGGGGCCGGACAGGTGGGCAGCACCATCAGCAATCACCATCAACGGTGCGGTCCTCGCCGCAGTGGAAGCGAACCGCCGCGGCATCCTGGCCTGTGTGCTGCCGGGCGTGGCCGGGCGTCTGACCGTCATCCAGAACGGCGAGAGCTGGTACATCGACGGCGCGCCGAAACGGACGCCGGAATTTTCCGACGGCTCTGTTGTGCAGGACTTTCAATTTGTCTTGCATTGCCCCTACCCATACTGGCGCAGTACGGCGGACGGCAGCGCGCAGGTCGCGGGCCTTACGAAGCTGTTCCAGTTTCCGTGTTCGCTGGCTTCCACCTGGTATATATCCAAATATTCGGACAGCCTGTTAACCGTCGTAAATAACGACGGCACGGCTGCGATAGAATTTGACGTCATATTCACCGCAGCCACCGAAGTAACAGACCCTGAATTTTACCATGTCGAGCGCGGCACCTTTATCAAAATTAATAAGGTGATGGCAGCCGGCGAAAAAATCACAGTCTCTACTGTCTATGGCCGTAAAGGCGTTACGCTCCAGCTCCCGGACGGCACGCAAGCTAACGGCTTCAAATATCTGGATGTCGGCAGCGATCTCAATATGCAGATGGCTCCCGGAACGAATACCATCCGCTGCGACGCGGCCAACAACCGGGAGGGGCTTCGCGTGCAGGTCATCATGCCGAAAGGGGTGGTCCCCGGGATATGACACTCTATGTGTACAACCCCGCCCGGGAGCGCATCGGGCTTGTTGAGGACGTTCGCAGCCTGCAATGGCTATCGGAGTACCAGGACGCCGGAGAAATCAAACTGGTGTGCAGCGCAACAGAGAAAAACCGCGCGCTGCTGGTTGACGGCAACCGCCTGTATTGTACGGAGCAGCCTGAAAGCGCCATCATTCGCCAAACGCAAATAGACGATGACGGAAAGGATGCAAAACTCACCGTGCGGGCCATGTTATCCGCAGCCCGCTGGGCGGACCGTGTCGTTATGGCCACAGAACAGGTGCACAACGCCGAAGCCGGTATGCTGTCCCTCACAACCAAACACCGCCGGGGGCTGCCCGGCATCACAGGCGCGGCCAAAGGCATCGCGGTCTCTCTCGATACGCAAATCACCTGGGGAAGTGTGCTGGATGCCGAAATCACCCTCGCTACGGCGTCAGGGTTGGGCTTTCGGGAGGTGTTTGCGCCTGATACGGGTACAGAGGCTTTCGAGGTCTACGAGGGCGTAGACCGCACGCAGGGCGCCGGGTACAACGGCTATTTTGGCGACGACATCGACAATATATCCAGCCTTAAAATTGTCCGTGGGTCGGATGGCTGGAAAAACTATGCGATCATCGGCGGGCAAGGCGAGGGCGTGAACCGAAAGATTGTGACGGCGAGCCTCGGCGCGTATACCGGCGACGATCTGCGGGAACTGTGGGTGGATGCCAAGGACATCGGCACGACCTACCAAATCGCCGCGCCGGACGGCAGCGGCGGCTATACATACACCGAGGCCACCTATACCGACGAAGAATACGCAGCCGTTCTGCAGGCCCGCGGGCTGGAAAAACTGGCGGAGAACCTGCAAACGCTGGAAGTCGATGCGTCCATCGGCCAGGGACTGATGGAGTATGGCCGAGACTACGCGCTCGGCGATATCGTGCCCCTCAAGCTCACCCGGTACGGCCTACGGCTGTCCGCGCGTATTTCGGCTGTTCGCACTATCTACGAGAGTACCGGCAAAAAGGTTACTGCGGTGCTCTCGGACTTCAACCTTACAAAGGAGGCTTTGAGCCGATGATCTGTTTTCCTCTCGACAATACGCCCTACGAAGCCAAGGATATGGGCACTTATCTCGCCACGCGCACGCGCGGCGTTTTTTCCTCTGACGGAAACCTCGCGGTTACCCCCGGCGAAAGCGGCCTGTCCGTATCCGTTTCCCCCGGCCTTGCTTGGCTCAAGTGGTCGGACTATTGGGGTACAGCCGCCTTGCAGGAGCAGGCACTCACTCTCGCTCTGGACACCGCCGACGGCGCACTCAAACGCATCGACGCAATTGTATGCCGGCTCGATAAGGTGAACAATCGCGCCGAGATCGTGGTAAAAAAAGGCGCTCCATCTTCCGCCCCCATCGTGGTACCGCCTGTACGCGACGCCAATTACGACGAGTTGTATATCGCCACGGTCCTGATCGGTGCAGGCGTCATCAGCATCAGCGCCAGCGCCATCACTGACCAGCGCCTCAACGAAGAATACTGTGGGCTGATGCGCGACGGCGTAACGGGCATTCCCACGGCATCGCTGCATGCGCAGGCCCAGCAGATTTTGACCGAGCTGACCGACGCATTAAATGCGCAGATCGTTCGGCAGTCCTCCGAGTTTGACGCCTGGTTCGAGGAACTGAAAGGGAAGCTCGGCGAAGATCCTGCCACGGCGCTGCAGCAGCAGGTGGACAACCTGAATGCGGCGGTCGTGGGAGATGCATTTCAGGCGTCCGGCACCCCCGTCTCCATCGCCTACGCGGGCGCGAATCGTATCGCGTCCATCACTGCATATGGCGAAACCCCGCAGGGCGGGACGACTGAGGCCCCTGTGGCGCTCACGGGTATATCGTCTATCACGGTAAATGATGATGTTACCGAGCTGCCAATTCCACGCCCGCTGCGGCGTGTTGGATATGTCAAGGATAAGTGCGTCACGCGGGTTAAGAGCGTCTATGATAAACGGATTGT